GCGTGAGATGCGTTGTACCCCTGGAAGACGTACTCGGAGTTGTCTGCGAGATAGTTCTTGTAGTAGATTCTCTGAGGAGAATTTACGTTAGAGATTGCGTCCTTCGCCTTGGACAGGTTGAGGTGCTTCTCAAGGAGAGTTGCCTGGTTTCCTGTGATGGTTCCGTCATCGTCAACGACAACAACGTGGATGCCGTCACCCTTACCACTTCTGTTAAGTGAGTATGCGTTGGTTACAGGTCTTGGAGCGATTGTCTTCCAGAAAATTGTGGAGTTGTCGAGTCCAAGAGTCTGTTGCTCGTACCAGTCAACGGAGGATGCAACGGTTGATGCAACAACGTCGCCACTAACGTGGGAGACTGTAGCAGCAGTACCAGCAGAGATTGCTGCGTCGATTGTGTCGCCAGCGCCGATTGTAACTGAGGTAGCACCGACAGATACGATTGCAACACCAGTACCGAAGGTTGTACCAGCACCAGTAATGGTCAGGGTATCGCCAACAGCAACGTTAGAAACGGAGTCAAGTAGGATTTCGGTAGCACCTGCAAGTGCTCCAGGAGCAGTAACTGCAGTAGTCAGGTCAGACTTTGCTTCGGTCTGAGCAACACCAGCAGCGGTGATAAACTTAAGTGTTTGACCAGCAAGGACTGCAGTGGTTGCGTTTCCTTTAGCATATGTAACTTGAGTCTCTGTACCTGCGGTTGAGACTCTTGAGGTAACCTTGAGGTCAACAAAAGACTCGCCAGTTGTGTTTGTTGCAACACCAACAACGATACCCTTTAGATAACCTTCAAAGGTTGAGACTGATCCAGATCCAGCAAGGGAGCTGGAGATGCCTACGGAGAAACCAAGACCAACTACAGCGCCAAGTCTGCCGAGGTCGTTTGTGTTAATACCAATCTTTTGGTCAGCAAAGTCGTCAATCTGACAAACTTTTACGTTGTTCAACCAGGAACCTGGGTTCTTACCAGCATAAACAAAGTTGTTTGCTGTTGCGTATGACTCGTTATAGTCGTCTAAGTTCTTGATGAGCAGTGTTGTGGTTGATGCAATACCAACACCTGCATTTGCGTTCTTGAGGTCGTCGTCACTGGTACGGACGATCAGCATTGTGCCACCATATGCAAGATATGATGATGCACTCATCCAATACTCAAAGTGATTATCAGCAGATGATGGTTCGCCAAAAACTCTTAATAGTTCTGCTTCGTCTTGAATCAGGGTTGGTTCCTCAACAGGACCCTGTGCAAATGGAGCAGCAAAACCACCAACTGATGGGTTTACATTATCAGCTCTTCCTACTGTTAAATCTACTTCTCTGATCCTTACACCAGGAGATAATTGTGGAGTCGCCATGTGTGTGTTCTCCGTTCCCTAAAAATTAACTGAAATTATTTATTGTTTATAATGTTTAGAGTGGGGAAACCATGCATGAACTATCTACCAGTCGGGATATTCCCACTCTGGGACCTTCTTTTTGCTCTTTTTCTTTGCTTTGACTCTACTTATTGTACATTCTTTACACTCATACGAATAAGAGGATGCTAACTCATACTTATTTTTACGTGTTTTATAAAACCCATCAATGAGGTCTTTGGTAACACCACAAGTTCTACACTTCCTCTCAGTAAGAAATAAATGATTTACCTCATACTGTTCGTTTAAGTCCATCAATGATACTCCCACATATAAGACATATCACCGTACTCACCGACAGATGCATTTGACCAACGGTCACCATTAGCATCAACAAAACTATTGTCATCTAGACCATCAGATATGAAACCAAAGGGTGCCATATCTTGTTCGATTTGATTCTTTTGCTCGTCGTAGATTCTTTTACGGACATCTTGGTCAGTCAACTCTTTAAAGTAATCTTGTGCAACCAACCAAGAGTAAATGACAAGACACATTGCTAAGTCATCATTACATCCTTCCTCTGCCTCAAATGAGTTATTCTTTTGAATAAACGTTGTCAACTCAGAGATGATATCATAATCGTGCAAGACTAACTTATCTTCCTCAAGCATTGTCTTAAGGTTGAGTGCTCCAACCTTTTTAACTGTCTTAGACATCTTGACGCCAAGTTGAGTCTTCTTACCAGAGAATCCTTGACCAACAACTTGACCAGCACGTCCTCTCATTGAGCACATCAAAAGATTTTGATATTCCAAATCATATTGCAAAATAGCAGCAACTTGATCTCCTACATCATTTACTTCACACAGAACAAACGCATTATTATAACCTTTGACTACATCATAGATGATGTTGGGGAACATCATTGGTTTGATTTCATTGTTGCGATACTTGGCAACAACCTTGTGTGGAAACGTCGTGATGTCTGTAACAACAAATGCAGAGTAGTCACCTCCTACTCCACGAGCAACGTCAACTGTTGCAATGTAATCGTGGTCAGGTTGTGGTTCCTCATATACATCCAGACCTGCACTTTGTGTTAATGGATTATTATATACTAACGCTCTTAACTTACTAGGATTAATGAGTGTGTTTACAGAACCAAGGAACTCACACTCAAACTCAACCTTAAACTGTTGCTCTGAAGTGTTTGCAATCGTTTGTCTCTTCCACTCTGCATCTCTGCCTGGAACCTCAGACCAGTGAACCTCGGTTGGGATGTACTCATTATCATTTTTTTCCGCATCGTGCCACATACGGTAGAAGTGATTCATACCGTGTGGGGTAGAGACGATAATTACTTTCGTTGATTTACCAGAAGTAATAGTAGGATAAACAGAGGCAAAGAACGAATCAGCAATGTGATTTGGGACGAACGCGAACTCGTCGAGAAAGAGGATGTTGAATGACATACCTCGGACAGCAGACGCAGATGTAGATGCTGCCAATATCTTACTGCCATTTTCTAACTCCAAAGAACCTTTGTTCCATACAAGAATACCTTGTTGCATCCACTTAGGCAAGTTCTCGTATGCAGTCTGTAACCTACTGAGAAGTTCTCTTGCGGTAGACGCTTTGTTCGCTAGAATGCCGACATTTACACTATCATTAAAGATAGCATAGTGCAACAGATATGAAACCACCGTTGTAGACTTACCAGTCTGTCGTGGCATCTTACAGATATTAAATCTGTGGTTATGGAAATTTTTGATAAGTTTCTCTTGAAAGTGGTATGGATTGAATTGTGTCAATCCCTCATCAAGAGAAACAATTTTAATGTAGTTATTTGCAAAGTAAACTGGGTCATCTTTGCATTTTATAAACTCCTCAATCTGCTCGTAAGTAAACTCGATTGAGGTGTTCGCTTTTTTTAAGTTGGGATTACCCAGATACTGTTCAGTCATATTATTCTATAAGCGTACCGTGCGCTCTGCGGATTTCACGTAGTTCTTCAAAGTTCTTTTGCTTGGTGCCGCCATCATATGCCCAAGCGTAACCCTCATCAATCATTTGTTCGTTAAGGGACAACTCTGCGTCCCCAATGTATAACCAACCGAGAAGACGACCGTACTTCCCAACACCGCCAACAAGTTCAGTGCGGATAACAAGGTCATCGTCACCAGAAATGGCACCTTCCAATTTCTCTTTGAGCCAGTTGGTTGCGTGGATTCCAAGTTCTTTTTCCTCCGCATTTCTCGTTCGTTTTTCTGGAGTATCGACGCCAGCGACACGAACTCTTTCTTTTTTATAGAGATCAAATCCCAAATCGATAAGTACATCGATGGTGTCTCCGTCCAGAACTTTTGTGATCTCTATGACTCTAAAATTGTAACAACTCTTCCGACTGGGGGGAACCATAGCGCCCATTTTCTACCTCCTGTGCATTTGCTGCGATACCTGCGATGACAATAATTGCTGCGATGACTGCTCCCGCACCCCATACCCATTTCTCAAGGAGGCGAACTCTACCTTTGAGTTCATCAATACTTTTTTCAAGGCGGTCATAGTCATCTTTACGAGTCATTCTCTCTTCGAGACCAATAACTCGCTCTCTTATACTACCAAAATAATTTTCTAGGACGGCAATTTGCTTGTCCTGTTCAGCATCCTTACTTGTCAGGTCGCTCATCGTTCATCTCATTGAAAGCCATACGCATTATATAGACGATATAATACGCTACACCAACAAGAAGTATTATTATGCACCAGATAATACTCCAAGTTACATCATTAACGTCAGCGTGGGGGCGAAGGAACAGTTCCATCTTTACTGTCTCTACTAGGAATCATTTGATATGATAATTTATCTCTCAAACGATTGATACGTTCCTCATCAAACTGTTGAAAGTGTCCCCTCTTTTCTACGTGTTTGTAATAGTGCAATGCATTTTGGATGATTGTAAAATCTTCCATTGTCAATTCAAAATTCATGGGTTACTTGGATCAATACCTAAACTTTTGAGATACTCAATCCACCAGTCAGGGTCTTTGATGTATCTCCAATTGGGAACTTCCTTGCCTTGCTCTACGACATAATATTGATAAAGAGCATCATCGATAGTCTGTGCGATTTCCATACTCTTCTTCCTCTGCATCAACATCCTCATACGGGTTTGCCACAAAGGGTCCTCGTTTGCGTAGGGGTTCTTTTCGGACATAATCTTGCTCTTCGTTAACAGCAGATATCCAAACGGCAAGTTTCATCACTAAAAAAATAATAACCAGTGGGGTGAAACAACCGATTAAAATTATGGGGTTCATTTGTGACTCCTATCAAAAGGTTCCCAGTGCTCCCATCCATATTTATGTACCAAATGCATACCTATGATAGGAACGAATACAAGACAAAACCCCATGATGCCGAGGCACCAAGGGGTCTGCATAACATGTCGAACAAATAAGATCATGCTGGATAATCCCAATTAGTTATAAACTGTGTTTTATGTGATGGACCCCATCCACCATGATAGATGTAAGGGGCAGTACGAATCGGACAATTGTCTCCAGTACAAAGGAGATCATCAACGATTCTCCAAGACTCAATCACTTCTTCAGAATGAACAAAGTGCGATTGGTCAGCACCAATTGCATCATAAAGAAGTTTCTCATATCCATCAACACCCAACCAGTCAGGGTAACGATGAGTAAGAGTTGCGAGTTCCACGCTATCACCAAGTCCTGGCGATTTAACATCGATCTGAATGTCAAGGTGTGCATGAGGTTGCAAGCGAATTACGATTCGGTCATTTGCCTCACCTTCAAATAAATTGAGTGGGGGTGCTTTGAGTTTAACAACTACCTCTACACATTGGTAGGGCATTCTCTTGCCCGTCATGAAGTGAAAAGGAACTCCCTTCCAACGCCAGTTATCAATGTAAATATCACCAGCGACAAAGGTAGGAGTACCACTGTCAGGATCAACGCCCTCTTCATTACGATAACCATCATATTGTCCACAGATTAGTTTTGTACCTAAACGAGTTGCAGATAGAACCTTAACTTTCTCCCTACGAATCTCTTTTGCATCCATTCTACAAGGTGCTTCCATAGCAATCAATGCTAGAACCTGTAGCATATGATTCTGTAGCATATCTCTCACAACACCTGCACCCTCATAGTATTGTGAGCGTCCTTCACAACCGATAGTCTCTGTTGCAAAGATTTGCACCTCCTCTATGTACTCCCTATTCCAAAGTGGTTCCAGTAGAATATTGCCAAAGCGGGTGGCAAGGATGTTATTAACAGTATCTTTGCCGAGATAATGATCAATGCGATATACTTGTTTCTCGCGTAGATGCCTGCCCACCACTGACTGTAAATGATTAGCAGATTTAAGATCGTACCCAAAGGGTTTTTCAATAACCACACGGGATGTTTCTGGATCGTCGAGGAGTCCTGATCCTTTGAGACTGATGATGGCATTTTCGTACCTCTCTGGTGGAACAGATAAGAAGTAAGTTGTATCACCTGCTTCTGGTATGTGACACAAACTTTCTGGATCGTTTAGATCACAAGAGACATAATCTAATTGATGCAAAAATGCTTCTGGATAATCTCCAAGACTTTTCTTCCAAGCATCAGTTCCAACATCTCTTCTAGCAGCACCAACAATTAAAAAGTTCCTTGGAATAAGATCTTGATACCAGAGTTTGTAAAGTGCAGGAATAAGTTTTCTTTTGCAAAGGTCTCCCGTTGCTCCAAAGATTACTATTCCCCTAGTGAGCGGTTCCGTTTCCATCGTATTTGTCCGTTTCGTAGTAGTTATTTTCACCCTTTCGAATCCCGAAATATATTGTGGATAGTACAAAGGGTATTGAGATCCACGCAAGAACATTAGCGAACGTCATGACCACCAAACATAGCACGCATTCCGTTTAGGACTTTGTTTGCGAAGCGTCCAAGTCTTCTTGACTCAAATCTTGAGTAGAGAGCAGTAGTAATAACAGGGGCTGGAACACCGAGATCCACAGCACTGTGAACAGTCCAACGACCCTCACCAGAGTCTGATACTCCCCCATCGAACTTGCTAAGCTCTCTATCGCGGCGTAATACATCAGCGGTAAGGTCAAGTAACCAACTGCCAACCACACTACCACGACGCCATAACTCAGCCACCTCAGCAACATCAATGTCATACTGATAATCGGCAGGGTTGTCCATTGGGGCGACCTCTGCATCTCCTGCTTTGACATACTTGGAACCAGCATTTGCTTCGTGTAGGATGTTGAATCCTTCGGCATACGCCTGCATGATACCATACTCCACACCATTATGCACCATCTTCACAAAGTGCCCTGCACCAGGACCACCGCAGTGCAACCAACCATGCTCAGCAGATGTCTCATAACTCAGAGGGTTAGTTCTGGGAGCACTACCGATGCCTGGTGCGAGTGCCCTGAAGATAGGAGCGCAGACGGATACTGCAGTATTTGCACCACCAACCATAAGACAGTATCCACGCTCCAAGCCGTAAACACCACCACTAGTACCACAGTCAATATACGCGATGCCAAGTTTAGATAACCGTTCTGCCCTGCGTCGAGAGTCCTTAAAATTGCTATTGCCATGATCAATAATAATATCGCCTTCCACACAAAATGATAGTAACTCATCGAGTGTCTCCTCTACTGTTTCTGCTGGTACTACCATCATAAAGACACCAGGGGTCTCTCCCGTGGTTTTATTTTTGTGTACTACTTGAACAAGGCTTTCCAAAGAAGTGGTACATCCACTGATATAACCCTTCTCAAATTGCTCTTCAGCTTTTGCATAATTGTTTCTGTAACCCCATACTTCGTGTCCTGCTTTGATGAGACGACGAGACATACCCTCGCCCATTCTTCCCAAACCGATGATGCCTACTTTCATATTTCTCTTAATTTAAAGTTATCTTTAACCATGGGAAGACTGGATCAATCACTCCAATAAGTCGAAGCAGACCCTCAGCAAAAAGTGCAAGAACAACCCACCCAACACACATAGAGATAATTGAAGCATTACGATTATGTTTTCGTATTGCATCATCAATCATCTCCTGTACTTCTTCTTTGGTTGCCCAATCGGGTGGTTCAGTTTCCCTACCCCAGTTTTTAAACATCTTCGTTGTACCAGAAATCATACCAATCATGTTCAGTGATTTCATCCTCATAAGAAGAGGGTTCATCAAATAGTTCACTCATTTTTTGATTGTGTACTCTTAGGTATAAGAGTTTTAGATCTTTATCAGTGAGCATATTCGTTTAAAATGTCTAGAACTGTATTGTATGCATCGTGAGCACCATTGTTCCAGTCATTACCTTTACTATAATACATTCCTTCGTGGAGTGCATTTTTTAGTTTTAGAATCCTGACTTTCAGTTCATCCTTAGTAACAGATCCTCTTGGCATAGTCATTCACCAAATTGTTCGTTCATTTCTTTAATGTTCCTTTTACGTTCATCGATCATACCATCAATATAACCTGCTCTATACTCCCAAGTTACTCCACCATCAATACCCTTCTTAGGGTTAATACATTGATGATCTCCCAGTTTGTTGCAAACAAGTCCTGCAAGATCTTCCTCACTACCTTTAGCACCTGTGCCTGACCAAATATGTTCACCATTAATCCAAACTGCTTGACACTTTGGACATTCTTTTCTTTCCAACTTAAGGTCAGAAAAACTTGAGTCATTTAACATTTTTTGATTCCTTTTGATTAAGTTCTTTAATTCGTGGTAAGTGAGTTAAGTTGAGTTGCTTTCTGAGTTTACGAGCCATAAAGTACATTCTTACTCTAAGAATAGCGAATCTAAACTGTATGTCTAGGTACGCAAAAAGACGCATGGTGTTTTCATATCCACCATACGCAAATAAGAATGCAATGATAAGGAGAGTGATGTAAAAACCTAATAAGGTGCTTTGCATTAAGGTGTCTCCGTGAATAACTCACTGTGGAGCTATTAATGTATATAGATTATACCTGGTTGTCAAGTATGGTGTTGTATTAATTTATACTTGACAAGTTAGCAATTCGTGACTAGACTAGGTTTGTTACCGATGAAGATAATAATATAGATTTAATTAAGTACTAACAGTTCCAACGTCTGAGAGCTTTGTTGATTCTTGAATCTGGATCTCTAGCAGTCTCTGCAGATGTCAGTCTTTTCTTCATTCCTTTCATTCTGGAACAAAATGACTTACGTCTTTTAGCATCCTTAGAACCTGCTTTGAGTTCTGAGGGTTTTTTTGTAACTGCTGTTTTGAGTTTTGAACCTGGATTCTCTCTACGATAAGCATCAACTGCTTTCTGACTTAAACCATCAGTCTTGTCTTTGCGGTTGACCTTTTGCCAATCTTCATCTACTTCAACCTCCTCTTTCATCTTTTCTCTTTTTGCCTTTGCTTTAGCAAGGAGTCTTGCTTTAGCAGCATCTTGATCGGACTTAGGGATTGATGTAACAGCACCAAGTTTCTCTGCTGGTTTACCAGGTACTGCAGACTCACCCATTGCAGGTTGATAATATGACTCACCTGACTGATATGGAACCTCGTAGTAGTGCCTTACCATTGCACTTGGATATGCACCTTGAAGGGCATACTCAACTTCTTTACGAGATGGTTTCTTTGTATTAGGGAAGAAGACTCTCAGAGACATCAACTTGCCTCTAAAACTAAACATCACCAGATAGACATTACCTGTCTTGGTTGGCATTCTGGTTGCCTCTATCATTGACTCAATATCATAAGTATCATAATCAATAGTTTTTGGAGTAGGTTGTAATGGTTCTGGTTTGATAACGTCATCAATTACAGCAAATGTTTCACCATAAGCATCAGTCAGTTCAATCTCTTCTTTCTTGACACAGTTGTTGTATGTTTTACCAAACATTTTCTTAGTGCCTTTCTTTTCATATCCCTTCCAGCACTTTTGTCCTGCCTCGTTTACTTCAATAGCACCTGCTGCCTCTAATGCAGCGATCTGTGCCTCTGTAAACCCTTGGAACTCTTCTTTCTTGTCCGAGTTGCCCCAATTTGCTGCACCCTTCTTACGGCACTTTACAAGGGCACCTGAGGCGTATGCAGATGGCCATACAGAGTAACGAGATTTAACTTTATGATAACAAGCATCTTTCTTACCACTACCCTTACCAGGTTTATCCTTTGCCTCATCAATTTCTTTTTTGCCACTTTCAGGACCTTGTGCATTAGGTCTACCAGTCTTTTTCTTGGCGACAGCTCTTCTAGAACCATCAGGATTTCTAAAATCAGAGGGATAAGTTGCCTCTGACATATCAGTCTCTTCTTTCTTCATTTTCTTTTTGGGATCAGTAGAAACGTAAGTAGGTTTTGCTGCACCAGTCTTTTGTTGTTGTCCAGGGTCTGCTGCTTTCTTTCTTCTTTGTGCAGAGAGTCTTTCTGCTTTAGTCATACTTGCTCTCTTTGCTGATGAAACGCACTTGGGTGTTCCTTCTCCAGGTTCATCACTTGCACAAGTTCCACCTGTGACAACGTTGACCCAACCTGATTTTCCATCTTTTGATTTGGATTTACCAAACCAATCACGGAGTCCTTCCTCAGCATGATATGACATTGCTGCATCCATATTGTGATCAGTGTCAGTGATCTTTCCTTGGATCCAAGCGGGAATATCTTTTTCCTTTTTGCCAAGTTTTTTCTTTAATTCTTTGGCATTTTTTACAACCTTAGAGAGTTGTGATTGTGCCATTGCAACTTCGTGATCTTTTTCTTCTCCTATACCACCTGCATCCCCGCCACCATCTGCCACTTCGGCAGCATCTTTTATCTCCTTATCAGAAGCATCGTCCACAGTATATTTGTCCCACATCTTGGGACCAAAACCACATTCTGATCTAGTCTCCTTCTTTTTACAAAGACGACAGTATTTTTTCATTGCAACAGACAATTACCCTGTTTTATTTAGCAATCATTGAATGCAGAACCAACTTGAGAACCAACAGACTCTCCTGCTTTTTGTCCTAAGAGTAGTGCCCATCCAGATGCTAACCATCCAATGTATGGAATATTTGCAACTGCAGGAACTATGACGCCAGCACTAATTGCTGTTCCCGCCATTGCACCTTGTGACCGTGCTCCAGCGTCCGCCACGATGCACTCTATGTCTTTTGCAGACTTTCCCTCATCTGTAGTCGCACCTCCTAGGTTCCTGGTGCCCTCACGAGTGAACTGGTCGCGTCTCCATTCTCTTCTTTGTTCTGATCCACCACCAAAAAATCCTCTCTTCTCTTTGTCAAGATCAAGAGATCTTTCAGATTCTAAAATCTTAGGATCATCGGCACGAAACTCAATCTCATATCCATCTTTACCTGCCTTAATTCTATAAGAAGAATAAGGACCGTGAGGGATATTGATAGCAGGAGGTTGATGCACAGATTCCTGTGGTCTCAAAACATAACCTAGAAGTCCAATGTGAGCAATACCAATCACACCACCTAATGCCAAGGCAATACCTTTGATTGGCAATCTTTTCTTAGTTGGTGTTTCCATTGGCGTTTCGGTCTTCTTAGTTGTCATTTCACTGGATGTGATTTGGTTATTTCGCCTTTTGCTCTTTTTTTCCTAGAATCACAGTGTGCTTTCTGAGAAAAACCTTTTGGGTTGGAGCAGTCAATATTACGCTTGTATTTATTACTCCAATCCTCTAAAAATTGTTTATAGGTTTTCATTTTTTATGGTGACCCATAAGTTGATCCAATTCCAACGTTAGAATTTTGAGTTGAATTGCTTGGTAATTTATTTTCAATTAAATGTTGCCTCCATGCTTCCTTAATTTCAGATGTCCAAACAGAATTGCATACTGCTTGAA